TACAAAAGAGGCTCGCGAGTGGCGAGAACAAGTCGATCCGTGGTGGTCTGAACGTCTAAACATGCCATTATTGACACCGAGACTAGTACTACAGCTATGGGGTACTGAAGTTTGCCGTAGAAACTTTCACGATGATATTTGGATTGCTAGTTTGGAAAACAAGCTACGTAACAGCAAGGATGACATCGTGATATCCGATTGTAGATTCCCAAATGAAATTAAAAGTATCCGTAATGCCGGTGGTATTGTAGTCCGAGTTACTCGAGGCTTAGAACCAGAATGGTATGATGCTGCTATCGCTGCAAATAGCGGTGAAGTGGGAAATATGTCCTGGGCAACTAGCAGATCACTGCTAGAAAAACTAAAAGTTCACAGTAGCGAAACTGCCTGGGTCGGAACTGAGTTTGATGCTATACTAGATAATAACACTACTATTGATGACTTGTTTAGTCAAGTCAAACGACTAGTTAAAGATCCGGTACCAGATCTCCCTGTTTCCACTTCACCCCCTCTCTGTGAAGCAACCGTTGGCAGTTTGCACATACTGTCTTAAGGTTTACGTGTTTGCAGTTGTTTAAATCACCATCGATGTGAAACACTGCAAACACTTCTTTATGCGGTGATTTAAACCCGCATTTGTCGCAAACACTTTTCATCCTATAGCCAGCACGATGCCATCGTGCAATGCTGGCATGCATTCCGCCCTTTAAACACGCCTCACATAATTTTCTGTAATAGGTACGCCCGCTTTTAACGTAGTTAATAGCTGCTGGTCGGTATCCGCATAGGCAAAGTGGTCTCATATTGTATTTACCGTCCCTTTACCGTCCCTTTTTCGGGGCGATTAACGCAGGTAAAAAGTTCAAAAGCTATAAATACTATTAGAACATGCAATCATGGAGATTACAAAATGGCACAACTAAGTTCACCAGGCGTAGCGGTAACGGTAATAGACGAAAGTTTTTACACACCCGCCGCACCAGGAACAACCCCTTTATTAATTATTGCTTCTGCAGAGAGCAAACAAAATGGCTCATCGACCGGCACTGCGCCCGGCACGTTGAAGGCAACCGCTGGACAAGTATACTTGTTAACCAGCCAGAAAGATCTTTCAGATATTTTTGGTACACCGGTATTTAAAACTGACGCAAACAACAATCCTATCCACGCTGGCGAACAGAATGAATACGGACTGCAAGCTGCTTACAGTTATCTAGGCGTAAGCAATCGTGCTTATGTTGTACGTGCTGATATCGACTTAGCACAGCTAGATGCAAAAGCAACAGCGCCAGCAGGTAAGCCAGATGATGGTACTTTTTGGTTTGATACATCAAACACACAATTTGGTATTTTTGAATGGAACTCAGCAAGCGCAACGACAACAAACGGTCAATCATTTACAGTTAAGTACCCAACGGTTATTACTGATGTTACTAAAGTTGTTGCTGGAACGTATGCACCTAAGCCAAGTATTGGCGCTATCGGTGACTATGCAGTTGTTGCAGTTACTACGCTTAACAAAGTATGGTACAAGAAAGCACTTACTCATACACCAGCTGGTACATGGGTAGAAGTTGGATCAACTGCTTGGACATCAAGCTGGCCAACTGCACAAGGTGGAATTAGCAACGGTTCAATTACACTTTCGTCAGGTGATACACTTACAATTAACGGTTCAGCAGTAACAGGCGTAACGACATTAACTGCACTAGTTTCAGCAATCAATACCGCAGCAATTACTGGCGTATCAGCAGAGAAAGTTAACGATAAACTTGAAATATATTCAACAGGTGTTGATATTGTTCTAAGCGGAACTACTGTAGAGAAAGTTGGTTTATTGTCAACTATTTACAAAGCTCCTTCATTGGCAATGACTCCGCATACACAGATCCCAGCGTTCAAACGTACTGATGCAATGTCAACAGCTAACGGTGCAGCAACTGGTTCAATCTGGGTTAAAACTACTGTACCTAACTTAGGTGCTGATTGGATTATCAAGAAATACAATGCAACTACTGGTGCGTTCTCAGAGCAAACTGCTCCGTTATATGCAACTGGCGCTGCTGCTTTAGCTGGCCGTGATGCAACTGGTGGCGGAATTAACTTGGCACTTGGTGCATTATATGTAAAATTTAATGACGACGAAGGCACACCTGCACTTGCAAACTTTAAAATCTATGCTCGTCGTGGTGTTGGCGCAACTACTATTAAGTCAGCTCCTGTAACAACTGGTACATTTGTATCCGGTGCAGTAAGTTTTACAGTTCAAGAAAGTGTTAAAGGGTCTGCAACATTAGCTCCAGCGGCAACTATTGCGTTTACCGCAGCAGGTACAGCTAGCGATGCTGATACATTCCTAGACGCATTCACTGCAGCATTTACTAGTTCTAGCATGGTTGCATCGAAAGATACTAGCAATCAAATTACAATTAGCCATGTACAAGGTGGTGATTTTAGACTAGTTGACGGTACTGGTACTCCAGTAAGCAAACTATTCTCAACAACTACAACTGCTAACTTCTACGCTGATCCGTCAGCCGCAGTTAATGACTACGTTGCAAGTTTATGGACTTCTACAGTAGGCGGCAACGCATTTGCTCCTGCAAGTAGTGACGCTCCTACAACAGTAGCAGCCGATGGCCAGTTATGGTATAACAGCATCATCGACGAAGTTGACATGATGATTCATAATGGTACAACTTGGGTTGGTTACACCGGTGTTACACAAAACCAAGGTGGCGGTACAACTACTGACCCAGCAGGCCCTATTGTATCAGCTACTAAGCCAACTACACAAAGTGACGGTACTGAATTAGCTAACGGTGATATTTGGGTTAGCACTGCTGACTTAGAAAACTTTCCAATGATTTACAAGTTCAACTACACTACTAAGAAATGGGTACTAGTTGACAACAGCGACCAATCAACTGAAAACGGTATTGTATTCCATGATGCACGTTGGAATACTACTGGATTAACTGCTGATGCAAGTTCAATTGTTGACTTGTTATCAAGCAACTTCTTAGACTTTGATGCTCCGGATCCTGCACTATATCCAAAAGGTATGTTGCTATGGAATCTACGTCGTAGTGGATTTAACGTTAAACGTTTTTCACAAAACTACGTTGATGTTCTAGCACGTAACATTCGTAATAACAATGAGTTAATGACTAGCTACTATCCAAATCGTTGGTTAAGCGAAGCTGCTAACCAAGAAGACGGTTCAGGTACATTTGGTCGTAAAGCACAACGTAAAGTTGTTCAACAGGCCCTACAAGCATTAGTTAATAGCAATCAACAAATCCGTGACGAAGAAAGTCGTGTGTTTAACTTGTTAGCTTGCCCTGGTTATCCAGAACTAATTGGCGAACTAGTTAGCTTAAACTTTGATCGTGGTCTAACTGCATTCGTAGTTGGTGATACTCCTGCTCGTTTAACACCTGATGCTACTTCATTGAGCAACTGGGGTAATAACCAAGCTGGCGCATTAGAAGACAACGACAAGGGTCTTGTTTCAAGTGACGAATACTTAGGCGTATTTTATCCATGGGGTTACACTAGTGACAACTTAGGTAACAACGTTGTTGTTCCTCCAAGCCACATGATGTTACGTACTATTGCATTAAGCGATAACGTTTCTTATCCATGGTTTGCACCAGCTGGAACACGTCGTGGTGGTATTACTAACGCAACAGCGGTTGGTTATATTACTAGCGAAGGTGAGTTCCAATCAGTTGCATTGAACAACGGACAACGTGATACATTAGCTAGCATTAAAGTTAATCCATTGACATTCATTACTGGAACTGGCTTGGTTAACTATGGTCAATATACTCGTGCTAAAAACGCAAGTGCATTAGATCGTATTAACGTAGCACGTTTAGTAATCTTCTTGCGTAGACAGTTTGCACAGTTGGCTAAGCCATATGTGTTTGAACCGAACGACAAGATTACACGTGATGAAATTAAAGGTGCAGCAAATAGCCTATTGTTAGAATTAGTAGGACAACGAGCATTATATGATTATCTAGTAGTGTGTGATGAATCAAATAACACTCCTGCAAGAATCGACCGCAGTGAACTTTACCTTGACGTAGCTATTGAGCCAGTAAAAGCAGTGGAATTTATTTACATTCCATTACGCTTGAAAAACACTGGTGAGATTAAAGGCCTTGGCGCATAATTAGGAGAACATAGAAATGTCAATTGCATCATTATCAAGATTTACCGTACCGCTAGCCTCTGATCAGAGTGCTAGCTCACAGGGCATGTTAATGCCTAAGTTGAAGTATCGCTTCAGAATTTCTTTTGAAAACTTCGGAGTTTCCGGGTCAACAACAGAAATGACAAAGCAAGTTGCTACTGCTGCTAGACCAAATGTGTCATTTGATGACCAGACTCTAATGGTTTACAACTCAACTATTCACTATGCTGGTCGTCCAAAATGGAACACATTTGCTGTTACATTGCGTGATGATGTTACTGGCGCAGTTAGCAAGTTAGTTGGCGAGCAAATGCAGAAGCAGTTCGACTTCTTTGAACAAAGTTCAGCAGCATCAGGCGGTGACTACAAATTTGTCATGCGTATTGAAATGCTTGACGGCGGAAACGGAGCAACTACTCCTACTGTGTTAGAGACATGGGAATGTTATGGTTGCTATGTAACCGCAGCTAACTATCAAACATTGTCTTACGCAGAACAGAATCCAATGACTATCGACTTAACAATTCAACCAGATAACTGTGTGCAAATTGGTAAATCAGCAGGCTTTGGTACTCCAGGCTTCAAACAAACTCGTAGCACTAATGCTACTGGTGGCGGCGGACAGCTATAATATAAAAACCCACTTCGGTGGGTTTTTTATTGATTTATTATTAACTACGCAGTTTATTTTTTGAATAAATATTAGTATGGCTATAACACCTACTCAATTTTTAAATGCTAACACAGATGTAAATCTTCGTGATCCACAACACGCGGCTCGCTTGTTTGTTGACGATTCGTTTAGACTTGCTCCTAAACAAAAATATCTATTTCATGTTGCATTCAGTATTAATCCAGCCGCACTAAAGAGTATCGATGTGGTACAACGGCACAGAAATGAAATTAATATGCTAGTGAAAAGTGTAGAGCTACCTAAGTTTACAATCCAGACTGAGATGTTAAATCAGTATAATAGAAAAAAAGTAGTACAGTTTCAGCACAAGCCGGACCCGTTGAATATTAAATTTCATGATGATAACATGGGGTTAATTAATCAAGTATGGCAAAATTATTACAGCTACTACTACGCAGATTCGACATCTGCACAGAATCCTGGTGCGTACAATCGCAATGCTACTCGTAGCAGTGATTTTATTACTACTCCATACGGACTAGACAATCGCAGTGCAATTCCATTTTTTAATTACATTACAATTTATCAAATGGCTCGACATGAGTTTATCAGCTATACTTTAAAAAATCCGATGATTACCAGCTGGGCCCATGGCACTGCATCTACTACTGAAAATGGATTCAATGAGAAGTCTATGAGCATTTCATACGAAGCAGTATCATATGGATCTGGCAAAGTTACTGCCGGTGACCCTGAAGGCTTTGGTCTAGAGCATTACGACAATACTCCATCTCCGTTACAAGCAGGGCCTGGCTTAATTAGTACAAGCCCAACATTTACTGATAATCAGAATGTTATAAGCAATGCTACTCAGTTTATTAAAAACTTAACTGATACAATCAACACTTATCAGAACACTCAACAATTAAGCAATCCTGGTACTCCAGGATTATTAGCAAACTTAGTACAGACAGCAAGCCAGGGCGTCAGCGGTTTGCAAGGTATTACATTTCCAGTAGCAGGCACTGTATCAACAACCGTTGCAGCTACTCCAGTTAAGTTAGGATAATAATATGGCAAATAATTTACCCCCAGTTGAAGTTGTTGATGGCACACTCGATACTAAACAGTTCTTTGACAAGTTTTTTGTACATCAAGTTTCTTTCCCTAGCAATCAAATTGATGCAGTAGTGGGATTTTTCTTAAAGAGAAGTTTTGACTTAGAAAGTGCTCGTTCAACATCAATCGTACTATTGAATCAAGCTCGTGTAGATGATGTAAATGTATTTGCATTAATCGATACATTAAAAACTTTATCAGATGTGCAACTAAGTCAAGTAGTAGCCCAGGTACTAAATGCCTACAGGGAAAAAGTAAGTCTACTAGGCTACAGAATTGCACCGTTAGCTGACTCATACGAATCTCGCAACATTTTAGTGTAATATGGCCAGCAAATTCGCCCGAGGCAAGTTTGCCATGACCCAACCAGAAAAGTATGTAGGTACTAAGATTCCTACGTACAGATCAAGTTGGGAATGGTCATTCATGCGATTCTGTGACACAAATAAAAGTGTACAGAAGTGGGCAAGTGAAGCAATACAAATCCCATACCGTGATCCACTTACTGGCAAAGCAACGGTGTATGTCCCGGACTTCTTCATTCAATATGTAGACAAACTCAATAAAGTAAATGTTGAGCTAATCGAAATCAAACCAGCAAGTCAGCAAATACTCGAACGAGTAGGTAAGAACAAATACAATCAAGCACAGTTTATTAAGAATCAAGCAAAGTGGGCAGCAGCCACGGCGTGGTGTAGACAACAAGGTATTAAATTCAGAGTCTTGAACGAGAATGATTTATTCCACCAAGGCGGCACAGCATAAGTAAATGTATGAGCAAAAAACTTGAAGAAATCCTAAACCTGCCAGAAAGCAAGAAAATTGTTAAAGCAGAAGAAAAAAAGCAAGCTAAAGCTACTGCTGAGCCGTTCCTCCGCGACATGTCAGAATTTGACAAAATCGCCGCAAGTTTACCACAAGTAAAGGGATTGGGCGACATTGCAGATAGCGAGTTTGATGAACTAGCCAAGCGGGCAACTGACGCATACGATGATCTTATGGACTTAGGTATGAACGTTGAAGCACGTTACAGTAGCCGTATTTTTGAAGTTGCCGGCGGAATGTTAAAAAATGCTATCGACGCAAAATCAGCTAAAATTGACAAAAAACTTAAAATGATTGAGCTACAGCTTAAGAAACAAAAGTTAGATCAAGATGCTAACGGTAGTGAAGATACTGGCATTAGTATTCCGGGAGATGGGTTTATTGTGACTGATCGCAATAGTCTTCTAGAAAAAATAAAGAATATGAAATAAATACACTATCGAGAACACTATGAAATCATTTAAAGAATATCTAACAGAAAGCAAGAAAGTCTACGAATTTAAAGTTAAAGTCGTTGGAGATCTTCCATCCGGTTTTGCAAAATCACTAAAAGATGCGCTTTCGCATTTTAAAGTAGAAAGTTGCTCAGCTGGTAAACGTACACCGATTCAAGAAAGTCATATTGATTTTCCAGAGCACAAAAACGTCAATGTAACTGTATTTGATGTGACAGTATGCTACCCTGCAACTAGTTTGCAAATACAGTCTGCAATTGCTGAAGGTGCAAGACTAGCAGCTAGTTGTGTTAATGTACGCAATCTTAAAGAAGAAGATGAAATTGCTATTAACCATGCTAACGATGTTAAAAGCGGTAAAGCAGTACTAGGTACAGACTACGAATCAAGCAACAATCAAGCTAGTGTTGGCGACAAACATACAATGAGCTTATTAAAAGAATTAGGTAAAGTAAAACACGCTGGTACACCGTACACAGGTATTAACGACGAGCTATTAGCAAAATCAGCACCGGCAGAAAAAGCCGTTGCTGCTAAAACAACTAAAACAACTGGAACAACTAGCCCGTTAGGTAGTAAGAAACTTAGTCCAGCAAAAGGAAAATAAAATGAACTTCTCAGAATTATACAATCGCATCCGCTCTATCGAAGAAGGTACTGTTACTGAATGTGGCGACATGCCAATGGCAATCAGCTCACTATCAGGCGGACACAACGAGCAACAAGATAACGTTACTATGAACGTTAGCATGAATGGTGCAGGCAAAGGCGGCATCCGTGACTTAATGGACTTGCTAAAAAACATTGAAGATGTGCAATCAGGCGGCGATCACGACGGGGTTGATGTATTATTAAC